CTTTTGCACCAGCTCGGTTTACTTGAGACACACTCCAAATAGGTAGATTCAATTCTCTAGCAAGACCCTTAGTACTAATATAAATATCATCTATCTCATCCTTACGCTCACGATTATTCTTTTTTGAACGAAGAAGATCTACATAATCAATAATAACCAAATCTGGTTTAAAGTCTAAGTCAATACATTTTTTAACATGTGATTCAATTGTTGAAATAGATGCTTTACCTGTTGGATATTCTTTAATAATTAATTGACCATTTAATTGAGCTACTGTTTCTTCAATTTTTGGTTTGTGTTTTGTAATATCTTGGACTGATATATTAGTAAAGAAAGCGTCATACCTTCGTCCTACATAATCAGCTCCTAATTCTAAGGTATAATGTAAAACATTATAACCTAATTTAACAGCATAACCACCTAAAGCAACTAGTGACCAAGATTTACCTCCACCTGGACTGCCAAATATTAGTCCAAAGTCACCATTGCCTAAACCACCTTGAAGTAGTTCATTAAATGTATTCCAAGGTGTAGGAACAATTTTTCTATGGTCTTCTCTATATCTTGACTCAACGTCTTTATTATATTCATGACCCATATTTTTGTCTTGACCTGCTTTAAGTGCATTATCAATCATTGACCTGATCGAATCATAGTCTCCAGCGTTAAGAAAATCTACACTTGTTAACAACGCTTTTTTAAGCTGTTGGTTTTTACAAAAGTTAGAAAATTCTTCTTCAACATACTTAAGATCTTCATCAGATGCTTTATATGCTTCTCTTAATTGTTCTTTAATAGATACTTGTAGAACCTCATTATCAATTTTTTTCAGTTCTACTTTTAAAACGTCCATACTAGGACAAGTATGATATTTTTGATAGTATTTTAGGATTTCTTTAATAATCCAACGATGTGCTGTGTTATCAAAGTATTCTTCACTTAACACATCTTGAATATTCAATAGAAATTCTTTATGTGTTAAAAGTGAAGACAGTACCTTGACCTGGAATCCTATTCCATACTGTGAAAGATTTTGTAATGTCATATAACTTATTTTTTAAAACTGTTTATTACTTTAAATGTGTTGGTAAGCGTTAGTTCAGGATCTTTCATTAGTTTATTTAATCCATCTTCATTATAAAGTAACATAAATGCTTTGGTATTCAAAGCTGGGGGTAATTCTTCTGAAAATTCTTCTAGATATTGTTTTTCTACTTCATCAACTAATGGTTTTCCTAAATCCATAATTTTATAATTATTTCTTAATCGTTCCTCATCTTGAAGCACTCGAGCGTAAATAACATGCTCTTTTAATTTTGATTCAGCAATACCCATTAAATCATCAAAAGACAGAGGGCGTTCAAGTAATTCAGGAAACTTTTTAGTAACACCTTTTTTACCTAAACCTTTAATACCCTCTACTTTATCTGAATTATCACCTAAAAGTGTTTTGTATAAAATAAAATTTTCAGCTAATACACCGTAATTGCTTTTAATCATTTCTTTAGTGTAGAATTCTTTTTCAGCTGGTCTATATACTGTTATTTTATCGTCTACTAATTGAATAAAATCTTGGTCGTTAGATACAATGAATACCTTAGAACCATGTTTAGTAGACAATATATTACTTAAATAGGCGATAATATCATCGGCTTCCACCTTATTCATACTAACTGTTTTAACAGGTAAACATTTTAAATAATGAATTAACCTAACAGTTTGATTAACTTTAGAATCATGTTCTTCTTCTAATGAGTCAAAAACATCCCAATTAGTAATTCGAACTAAATTTCTACCTGATTTGTATTCAGGTAATAAATTCTTTCTATTAATAGAAGAACCAGCACCATCAAATACAACATAGACAGAAGTTGGTTGTAATTGATTAGTTAAATAATTTAATGAGCGTAAAAAACCTCCTAGGCCACCAACATGTGCTCCATCCTGGTTAACCATCTTCATCATTGCAAAATTTCTAAAAAACAAATTCAATCCATCAATAAGCAATACTCGCTCATGAGGGTTTGTTAGTACTTCATCTTCTTTGGTTACTTTACCTAGAAGGTTTATCAAGTCGCTCTTTTTCATGTTATCTAAATATAACAAATTTTTTCAGATAAGCCAAACTTATTCTCCATCCATTAAGTCTAGAGGAATATCTCTGGTTGATTCATTCCAATCTGATGAATCTTCAATAACTTCAAACTTTCCATCTCCTAGAATATCTTTCCATTCCATAGAATGTGATTTCTTGTAAGTATCAATTTCTTTTTTATCATCTTGAATAAAACCGTGAATAGTAGCAATTACAACACTCTTTGTTTGTAATCCTGTAACGTGGTTCTTATCACATGATACTTTAGTCCTTACAGCAAATTCTACTTCCTTACCATCTTTAGTTGCTTTAATTTTGCTTGTACCACTATTAGTAATGTTACCAAAAGTCAATACAATTGAAGCATCCAAAAACATAGTTTCACCATTTTTCATCTTCATTTTAGGTTGTGCCATAATGTTTTCAGCTGGAGCAACCCAGATCTTATTAATGGCTACCATTGAATTAGTATATGGTGCGTTTTCTTTTCTAGATAGAGGGAAACGTTGATTAATAAAGTTACCAAATTGTTGAGACATAGCTCCTGCGTTCCACATAGGATTGTTTTTATTTGCTTCAACACTCATTTTACAAGGTATTGAACCAATTGAATCCCAGAAGAAACACAAGTCATAAGGTAAATTACCTTTTTTCTGTTCGTCCAACAAATCAGCAATAAACTCAGCAACATCTTCAATAGTACCTAATGACGATCTATCTTTATAAATAAAGAACCCATCGTGGTCAACTACTTCACCGGTTTCAGGATCAACTACATCATTAAGTTGGAAACCCATTGTACGAGCGTGTTCCCATGACCATTTCATTTCAGTAATAATAAAAACAGGTAAGATACCCATTTTTTGAGCGCTAATTGCTAACTCAAGTAAAGCTGTAGTCTTACCTGTATTACTGTGTCCTCTTAATAATGTAATGTGACCTACTGGAGCGCCGGCTACTGAAATTGAATCTTGTAGTGCTTTTGAAAATGGAATCCATTTTTGTTCTTTAAACTTAACAGTTCCATTTAATAATTTTTTCTCCTTGAATTTCTCAAGGTTGAAGTTTGATTTAATCTCTGTGGAGATTGCTTCCGTTAGCGATTCGCTTTTTTTAGGTCTTGGCATAAAATAACTTTAATTTAATTAGAACGGCAAATCATTATTGTCTTCTTCATCTTCAAATAAAGAATCAAATTGATCTGCTTTTGAGGCTTTAGGAGCCATAGGTGTTTTCAAAGCATAAGCTTTAACTGGAGCTACTTCTACTACTGCTTCTTCTTCATCCTCATCTACTTCCCCAGCTGCATCTTCAGGTGACAACCAATTTTGCAATACTTCTTTCAAAGCATCAAATTCCATTTTTCTTTGAATTTCTAACAATACTGGTTGTTCTTTAAGGAATGTCTGAATTAATGAGGCATCAGAACTTAATGAAGTTGTTTTAGGCTTAATACGAATTGATGATTTAAGACCTTGACGACCACCAATGTCACCTTTAACTACATCAACTGTAAAGTCTCTACCTTCATTGATGTCTGTGTAGTCTCCATAATCTTCATCTTCAGCAATACCTAGAAGTTGCATGTAAATTTCTTTACCAAATTCCCAAAGACGTACTCCTTTTTCTTCTTCACCCCTAACAATTACAGGAGCAAAAACTCTCATTTTTGGGTCCAATTTTTTAGCCAATGACCAATTTTCTTTGTCATTAGTTTTTCTTAATTGAGCAGCAAATTCTACAATCGGGTCTTTTTCTCCCCAGTTAGTTAAGGCGTAGATAGGAAATTTTGAAAATCCATAGTGAACAAAAACCTCTTGGAATGGGTTTTTAGGATTCAATTTTGAAGGAACAATACGAATTTGGTACTTTCCTTCCTCTTTTGGTTTCCAGTAAACTTTTGAGTAATCAATTTTTTCTTTCTTGCCTGTGTTGTTCGTCGACTGTAATGAATTTAGTCGTTGTTTGATAGCATTAATATCCATGATTTTTATTTATTAGTTTAATATCGGAAATATATGAACGAGGTGTTATAAAACCTAGTTAAGGTGGGCCCTCTTTTAAAGGGCCCTTATTTTATTATTTTATAAATTAAAAATCGAAATCATATAAATCCTTATCTTGCTCAATTTGATCATTTTTAAATTCAAGAAAATCTTCATATAAATTTTTATCACTAATTCCTTCATATGCTTTTATATCATCCGCCTTCAAAATGTCATCTAAATATATTTCAATATGTTCATCTATAACTTCATGTTGTTTTAAAGTAGATATAACAAATTTTTTAAAACTTTCATAATATTCTTCATCACTCATGT